GAGGACCTGAATGGTACCCACCTACCGCTTAGCGCGGAGGTGGGCGGCACCAGGTGCTTGGTAGGATGTGTTCCATTCGGTGCACACCCTTCTTACCACGCTGAATCGTAATCGCCCTCGGGCGGTTACGACAAACGCTGATGAGACACTAGACTTCTTAGACATGACGTCCTCGTAGTCCGGTTGCGGATATTCCTTCAACGTAGCCATCAGTTTCCTAAAAAGGAACTGAGAGCCGCGTTGGGGAATTGGCAACTTCACAGCACTCTTGAACTCATAATGCTGGTGCTTGAAAACACCAATATTAGGAGTATGAAGATAGCCGCTGAATTCTTCCTCGTCAACAGGTCCCCAAAGCCTTAACGGCTCAGGTATCCAAGACAGGAAGAGTTCGGTCGTCTTCGGGAGGTCAACACCAAGGTGCTGATCAGCCCAGCGGACGAGTAGATTCCTATGAGCGAAAAGCTCACAGACATCCTCCGGCATCTTCTTCAAGAATACAGGTCTCACCATTCTACCGTGAATCCAGTCGGTACCGCAACTCTCCTTAACAGGTCCTTCAAAGAAGGACTTTTCTCTGTTAATCGAGAATCCGCAGTGCTCCAAGTAATGGGAGGTGACAAGGGCCATACTTTCGGGAACAACAATGTCGTCTCCATAGACGACTATGCTGTCCCGTTCGTAAAACCCGAACACCTCTTGACTTGCAGCATAGCAGATAGCTGCGAACACTAAGGATTCAATTGCGAATGTGGCACCATTCCCCATAGAGGACAGCTTGCTATAACGCACGCTGGCCCCAGTGGGTAGCACCCCTCTCGGGGAGCGAATGGCGGTCACATACTCGTACCAATCACACGGGAACATTAGTTTGACTATGCGGAGACTCACTGAGTCAGACGCATTAGACAAGTCTAATGTAGCTGGTTTATCGGCATGACTGCCAATAGACCCCTCTCGTGCGAGAGCCTGATTCCTCCATTGCGAGTTTAGGTTTATACCCCAACGTCGTAAACGACGCCGGATATAACCATCAACTCCCAATTGGAGCATCAAGTTCATTGTTGGTTCGATCGCAATAGGTCTATCGGTGTGATAGTCCTTAGGTACAGTAGTGATCCGGTTTCCATCAACGATGGTGAAGACGGACCTCCAAAACTCTTCCTGATCGAGGATCATGTATTTCTCAATACAATACCTCTCTCTGTAGGAGTCTTCGAGGGCGCCAAGCCAACGCTGATCTGACTGGATCAAGCGCTTCGCATGACTGGCAGCATCTGCAGTAACATGATAGGGCCATTCTCCGTACTTAAAGTACGTACAGACATTCCCTCTTGTGCTACTGGTCGATGAGCCAGGCCCATGCCTACACCACAGCATTACTTTGTCCTCGTCAAGAGGACCTAGGACCCGACTGATAAAGTCGGAACAATGTGCTAGCATACGTGTCGGCGTTAAGCCGTCATGTTCTAGCAGACGCTTGTACTTTGTTCTATTGAACTCGGAACAAGCAGCCTCGCTTTGGAGAAACTTCTCCATTGCAACATCGACCCTAGACGAAGGAGCTCCCTCAAAAGGAAACTTCTTCAGTAATGCACCGAATAGGAGTTCGAGCTCCACTTCATAGTGGGGACGATCTCCGGAATCTGAGGGAATACACTGTAAACCCCAGTCCTTTGACAGCTGCATCAATCGATCAATGTCTCGAGCCCTTATTATGGACTCGACCAAAGCCG